TCGTGGCAACTGGTGGCAACACGGAAGATCTTAACGGAGCACTGCGAGCTACTGCGCAGGTGTTTAGTAAAGGAAAGGTGACAGCAGAAGAACTGCGCGGACAAATTGGCGAACGTCTTCCTGGTGCGTTTACTATTTTTGCACAAGCAACTGGCCGGTCAACTCAACAGCTTGACGAAGATTTACAAAAAGGCAAAGTTAATTTAAACGATTTCGTTAAGTTTGCCAATGAATTATTTAAGCGATACGGAAGCACCGCAGAGATTTTAGCGAAAGCCCCAGAAAATGCCGGTGCTCGCTTAGAAGTGGCACTGCAAGCTGCCACTTATGAATATCTTGGCATGTTCCAAGTTGTTGGGGCAGCATTCCAATCTTATGCCGCTGATTTAGTTAATTTTGTCACCCAAAATAAATCCGCCATTGCTACCACAATTGCAGAGTTTGTTGTTTTTGCCAAAGATTTATATAGTATTTTCGAAAGTTTAGTTCAAGCATTATTCCCTGTATTTAAAAGCTTATTCACTTTTATGTTTAGCAATTTTGCTAAAGGCTTAGATGCTTTGGCAACTTTAGCTGAAGAAACACGAAGAGCTGCTGGCGGTCCTGAGCAAAGGGCACAAAAACAAGTTGAAACACTCTATCCAAATCCAATAGATCGAGCCTTGTATGGTGCGCAGGCATACAGAGAAGCATTACAAGTTGAACTTCAATACGAAAAAGGAGCTCCGGGTCGGAGAAAAACGCGAAATCAGCGTGTCGCTGACATGGAAAAAGTATTGTTCCCGCAGTTTACACCAGATCAATTTGGTAAAGGTTTGGGAACTGGCAAGATTGCGGGAGGGCTTGATAGCCAGGGTAAAGACGCGGCAGGCAAAAGAAAGAATTATGTAAGTCAATTAGCAAAAATTTATCAAGAAGAACTACAAAACAGACTCTTGTACATTGACCAAGATGCTTCTTTGTCAGACAGGGAGCGTGAAATTAAAAAAGCAGCAGAATCATTTAGATATGAAAACTTAATTGCAGAGGCCGAACATACAGAAAAGACAAGTGCGGAAAAAACAAAAAATATAGCCAATTTATCGGAATATTTAAAAGAGAGCAAGCGTCTTTACGATCTTGAAAAAGCGCAAATACAAGCAAGGTATGAAGGTGTTGTTACCAAGCCCTTGCGTGATATGCTTGGCGAGGATCGTAGTGCTCAAATCGAACTGCAAGCAAGTATTGCTTCTTTGGCATCTGGCAAAGACGAGCTTACTCAAGTCGAAAGACGCCAAATGCAAATAAAGCAGGCACTTTTAGGGCTGGACAAGACGCAAATTGACGGAATGAAGCCTTTGATTGACTTAATTTTAGAAGAAGCTAAAAAAGTAGATATTTTAACAGAAGCACAAAAACGAGCAAATAGAGTTAAAGAAGAAAGAAACAGATTGGAAGCAAATCTTGCTGCTGCTCGTTCGCGTGTTTCCGTGGCCGGTGGTGGTTTAATGGCTGGCTTCTATGGCAATGCGGCACAAACTTACGAACAAGCGTTAACTGAATCAAAAGGAAACAAGGAATACGCCCGTCAAATGGCAGAGCTTGAAACTCAAGCTATGAAACTAGAAAGCGTATTTGGTGGCATCCAGAATGCCATTGGTGGTGTCGGAGATGCTTTTGCTTCAATGATGACAGAAGGCGTTGTCGCGATGATTGAAGGCACCGCCACTGCTCAAGAAGTATTTAGTAGGTTCTTGAAAGCAATTGGGGATGCATTATTGCAAGCTGCAGCTCAAATGATTGCCACTTACATTGCCATTGGTATTGCGAAGGCATTTGCTGGCATGGGAAGCGGAGGAGGCTTTAATGCAAATGCGACAAATGCAACAGATGCTGGGCTGTTAAATCCATCCACTATGTACAGTGCATTTGAATTTGCGAAAGAAGGTGCTTATTGGACTGGTGGCTTCCAAGCATTTGCCGATGGCGGCATGGTCACCGGCCCTACTCTTGGCCTCATTGGTGAAGGTGGCGAGCCAGAGTATGTGATTCCCCAAAGCAAAATGCGTGGAGCAATGGAACGCTACAGCAGTGGCGCTCGCGGCGCTTCTGTGATTCCCAGCATGGCTGATGGCAACGCTAGTGGCGATGCATTAGCTGGAATGATGGGGCCAATTGACGTGAGGTATCAAGTGGAAAGAATTAATAGCGTAGATTATGTGACAAATGATCAGTTCCAAACAGGTATGCGTCAAGCCGCCCTGCAAGGTGCTGTTCAAGGCGAGCAACGCACTTTACGCCGGTTGCAAATGAGTACTTCTACTAGAAAGAGAGTGGGGCTGTAATGGAACTCGCCATTGGAAATTTTGTCACTTTATCCGCAAGCGATATTGTTAAATATCGCTTTCAAAACTTTTTCATTAATCAAAGCGTTGCTTTTGAAAACAATGCCTATGGTTTTTTGCCATTTGGATTTTCAGGCGTAACAATCAATCGCACTGGCGATAACACTGAAGCATCGCTAGTCTTCCCTAATAATGCATTAAGCAGAGCCTGGACGACAGATGCAGTAAAGGATAGATGGTTAGCGCATGTGCGCGTGATAATTTTAAATCCAGACGACTCAACTAGTTTTAATGTTTTGCATGAATACTATGGGCAAATAGCCAGCGCCACTTGGGGAGATACAACAGTGCAATTGCCAACAAATACAATTTTGGATGCAGTGGGAACTGATATACCACGCCGCAAACTCACTCAAAAACTTGTTGGCAGTCTTCCAACAACTGCCAATGTCTATTTGCAATGATTCATACTCTTATTGGGAAAGCCTATGAGCTTGGAGCGGATGGAAGTGGAGACAAGATAGATTGCATTCATCTTGTTTACACGGTTTTAAAGTATTTAAACATCCCGACCATTCCATTTAATCAAGATTGGTATAGCGCCTCTAGTCGTCAAGTTATCAAAGATTTGCGCCAATGGGGATGTCGCGTGCCATTTCCTTTGTATGATGGAGATGTTACGTTAGACAAAAATCCTAACTGGGCCTTTGGAGTGGTATGGGAAGGAGGGATTCTGTATATCAACCATTTGTTACAAGAGGTGGCCTGGACTTCACTTGCCAACAATATAAAGGTCCGCTGTTACCGTTCGAGAAGCATTTAATTCAATTAGCTGAATGCAGCGAAGAAGAATATAGATATTTTGTTTTTAAAGCAGCTCAGAAAGCTGCCATGAGGCCGGCTGAATATGCAAATATTCCTGACATTAATGCAGAGGCAAGCTTAACCATCGCAATTGTTAGTCTTGTTATTGGAATCGCCTCTTCTGTTGCAAGCTTTCTGCTGATGCCTAAGCCCAAGGCGGCGCCGGCGGCAGAAACTGTCACACAAACTCAACTTGAGAGCATTACTGGCGGAACTCGTTTTGTTCCAACATATGGCTTTGATACCCGGGTGGAGCTCGCCAATTATGGCGATCCTATTCCCGTCATCTTTGGTAAATACACAGATAATTCTGGAGGCATCTTGGTTTCGCCTCGTCTTGTTTGGAGTCGAATGTTTAGTTATGGCACTCAACAAGGCGTGAAACTCATGTTTGTTGTAGGAGAGCAAGGCGTTGACGCGGGCCAAACTCCTCAAGGATTAGACAATCCTGATTTGAGTGGCATCTTTGTTGGCAATGGCGCATTAGACGCCATTTATCAAAATCTATTTGCTTTTTATTGGAAAAGAAATACAACTATTTCCGGATTCAAGCGTATTCAGGCTGCGAATTTATTGCCCGGATATGGCACGCGGGGAAGTTTAGCTTCTGGCGATCCGGAAACTGACAATGACATTTTCTCATGTCCGACAGCACGCACTTTAAACGATTATGGTTTTTCTGCTGCACATTCATTGACCAATAATCAAGAGTTTGGCTGCTATTCGGCCATTCCCAATGGCACTCCTTATCGCGTTAATTGGCGTGTAATTTCCATTCCATCTTTGTTAAACCAGCGTGACGACCCTGGTGAAGTTTCCACGTATGAGCGTATCAAAATTGCCGGTGATGACAATGGAACCGGCATTGAGCGTGGTGTGGATGATGGTGGCAGATTCCCGGACGTAAGAAGG